AGATAAGTGATTTAAAAGAAGATCACCCAGCTAGATTATATTGTGTGAATAGAAAAATACCTGAAAAGTATTTTGATATATTATACTTGTCTGATAAGTTTATGACTTTAGTTAATAAAGTAAAACCAAATACTTACAAAATAACTAAAGATCATCCACGATTAATTATACCATTTTTTGATACAACTGGAAAGTTATTTGCTTTTCAAGGAAGAGCTTTTGGAAATGAACAACCAAAGTATCTAACAATAAAGTTAGACGAACAAAAACAAAAGGTATACGGACTTGAAAGAATTAATTTCCAAGAACAGGTTTTTATCGTTGAAGGCCCGATTGATAGTTTATTTGTTGATAATTGTTTGGCTGCTGGCGGAGCGGATTTATTTTTAAAAAATAAAATTCCTAACGATCAAGTGACATATATATTTGATAACGAACCAAGAAATAAAGAGATAGTAAATAGAATGTATAAAGTGATTGAACAAGATTATAACATTGTAATTTGGCCAGATGATATTCAACTAAAAGATGTAAATGATATTATTAAATCAGGTGTGTCAATCAATCAATTAAAAGAAATTATAAGTATTAACACTTATTCAAAATTAAGTGCTATGACAAAATTAAATTATTGGAAAAAAGTTTAAAGGAGGATTATGGTGGAAAAACAAATATTAAATGTAGTTAAAAGAGGGCAAAGAGGAAAAGAACCTTTAAACATTGAAAAGATACACGATATGGTGGAGTATGCCGTAGAAGATATAAAAGGCGTATCATCATCACAAGTAGAAATGAATAGCGGCCTTCAATTTTATGATGGCATTACAACAGATGAAATACAACAAATCTTAATTAAGTCAGCAGCAGATTTAATATCACTAGAAAATCCTAATTATCAATACGTAGCATCCAGATTACTTCTATATTCTTTAAGAAAACAAGTTATAGACAAATTGTGGGATCATCCACATATCTATGACCACGTAAAAAAATGTGTAGATAAAAAAGTCTATGATCCAGAAATATTAAATTGGTATGATAAAAAAGATTTTGATAGAATGGAAAACTGGATTAACCACGAAAGAGATTATACATTTACTTACGCTGGTTTAAGACAAGTGATTGACAAATATCTGGTACAAGATAGATCAAGTGGTGCAATTTATGAAACACCTCAATTTATGTATATGATTATTTCTGCTACAGTATTTGCTCAATACCCTAAACAAACAAGGATGACTTATGTTAAAAAATATTATGACGCTATTTCAACTTTTAAAATTAATATTCCTACTCCCGTTATGGCTGGTGTTAGGACTCCTATTAGGCAGTATGCTAGTTGTGTTCTGGTTGATGTTGACGATACTTTACCTAGTATTTTCTCCAGTGATATGGCTATTGGACGTTATGTTGCCCAAAGGGCAGGCATCGGAATTAACGCTGGAAGAATTAGGGGGATCAACTCAAGGATTAGAGGAGGTGAGGTACAACACACTGGTGTTATCCCTTTCCTTAAAAAGTTTGAGGCTACGGTTAAATGCTGTACTCAAAACGGAGTTAGAGGCGGTTCGGCAACTGTTCACTTCCCAATTTGGCACCAAGAAATAGAAGATATTATAGTTTTAAAAAATAACAAAGGTAGTGAAGACAATAGAGTTAGAAAATTAGATTACTCAATACAGTTATCAAAACTATTTTACGAAAGATTTATTAACAACGAAGACATAACTTTATTTTCACCACACGAAGTACCTGAACTATATGAAGCTTGGGGTACACCAGAGTTTGATGAATTATATAAAACAGCAGAAAGAAAAACAAGTGTTAAGAAAAAGAAAAAAAACGCACAAGAATTATTTTTTGATATACTAAAAGAAAGAGCAGAAACAGGTCGTATCTATATTATGAATATAGATCATTGTAATACTCACTCATCATTTAAAGATAGAGTTTATATGTCTAACTTATGTCAGGAGATTACATTACCTACAGACCCTATAGATCACATTGATGGTGAGGGTGAGATAGCATTATGTATTTTATCAGCTATTAATGTAGGTAAGATAGATAGAAGAACTGAATTAGAAGAACTTTGTGATTTAGCTGTAAGAAGTTTAGATGAAATTATAGATCATCAACAATATCCTGTTAAAGCGGCCGAAATATCAACTAAGGCAAGAAGAAGTTTAGGCATAGGTTATATTGGCCTTGCTCATTATCTTGCTAAGAAAGGTTATAGATATGACCAAAAACTGGCTTGGCGACAAGTTGATAAACTTACAGAAGCATTCCAATATTATCTATTAAAGTCTTCTAATGAATTAGCTAAAGAAAAAGGCAAATGCGAATACTTTGATAGAACCAAATATTCCGATGGTATCTTACCTATTGATACTTTCAAAAAAGAGGTAAATGAGATCGTAGATCGTAAACTTACCTATGATTGGGAGTCCTTAAGGAAAGAAATAAAAGAGTCAGGACTTAGACATAGCACACTCTCGGCTCAAATGCCATCTGAATCCTCTAGTGTGGTCTCTAACGCTACAAACGGTATAGAGCCACCTAGAGATTATTTAAGTGTAAAGAAATCTAAAAAAGGCCCATTAAAACAAGTTGTACCAGAATATAAGAAATTAAAAAACAACTATACTCTATTATGGGATATGAAATCTAACGAAGGCTATATTAATATTGTTTCTGTGATGCAAAAGTATTTTGACCAGGCAATATCAGGTAATTGGTCTTACAATCCAGAACATTTTGAAGATGGCCAAGTACCAATATCTGTTATGGCACAAGATTTGTTAACGACTTATAAACTAGGTTGGAAAACATCTTATTATCAAAACACATATGATAGTAAGAAAGATGAAGATGAACCAGCACATCCTGTTGGTTTCCACGATAATGTACCTGAAGAAAAACCAAATAATGAACTAGAGGGCGAGGCCTGTGAGTCTTGTATAATATAAATGTTTTTATGTGCTAACTTACCTCACATAGAGGTTTATGTAAAGAAAGAGTTTCTTTATGACCACGAAAAAGGTCACGGTGAACTTGTTGAAGGCGTATGGGTAACAGTAAAGTCTATACAAGGTAGAGCGTTATACTTTGAAACATATCTGCCTGAGTATGGTGCAGTATATGACAAGTTACCATTATCAGCGTTTGTATGGAAAAAAGACTTTGAAGGTGATTTACCTTTAGAAGAATTAGAATTATGGGACTGTTTTAGTTATGATATTTCAGTCATAGAAAAAAGATTATTAAAAGGACAAAGAGCCAAGTATTTTGCTCCTAGTAGAAAATGGCACGAGGGTGTATATATGTTTACGATTGATAGCTGTAATCCAGACTCAAATAGACTAAATACTACCTTTAGTGAAGTGCCAACGCAACATAAATCATTTAATGTATTAAAATTAAATAACGGTTATTTTGCTGCTCAACCAAATAATAGAGTATTGATTTTGGATAAATCATATACACCAAAGATATTAAAGTTTCCAGACTTTAAAGTTTCTTCTATTGAATATTCCGTAGAAGATAAGGTAAAACAAACCTTTGGAGATGAAACGGAGTTTTTCTACGGAGTAAAGGATGAAAAATAGCTTACTAATACACAAGCACTTAATTGTTCGTGCTGAAGTTAATAATCCACCAAAAGATGTGGACAAATTAACAGAATGGTTAAAAGATTTTATTGTCTCAATTAATATGAAAATAATGTTGGGGCCTTATGTGGCATACTGTAACAACGAGGGTAATAGAGGTATTACTGGTGTCGCTGTAATAGAAACAAGTCACATAGCAATACACGTATGGGATGAACCTGTACCTGCTTTGATGCAACTAGATGTTTATAGTTGTGCTGAGTTTAATCCTTATCTAATTGCTGATAAGTTAAAAAAAGACTTTGATGTAGTTAAATTAGATTATAAGTTTTTAAATAGAGAAACAGGATTGAAACCAATAAGACTAAACAAGGAGTATATAAAATAGTGAAAAGCGTATTTAACAAAGATAAAAACTTAGACGCCACAAAACAGTTAATGTTTTTTGGTCCTGATTTGGCTGTGCAACGATATGACAATATGAAATATCCTATCTTTGATAAATTAAATCAACAACAATTAGGTTACTTTTGGAGACCTGAAGAAATATCATTACAAAAAGACAGAAACGATTACCTTGAATTAAGAGACGAACAAAAGTTTATCTTTACATCTAATCTAAAATATCAAACTATGTTAGATAGTGTACAAGGTAGAGGGCCTTGTCTTGCTTTTTTACCTTTTTGTTCACTACCAGAATTAGAAGGCTGTATTGTTACTTGGGATTTTATAGAAACAATACACAGTAGAAGTTATACT